GGAGATCAAGTTGGTGTTAATGATACCGAAGTTGTAAGAATACGTTTAGATAATCCTGGATCTGGATATACATCTCCGCCAAGAGTTACAATAACTGGTGCTACTGGCGTTGATGCGACTGCAGTTGCTTATATTGAAAATCTTGATAAACAGGATTCGTTTGGTGATAATAACAAATTTAAAGAAGAAGCTGCTGATATTTTATTTTCAGAAGATAACCCATTCGGAGAAGTTAACTAATGTTAAACGATCAAATTTATTATCACGGAGCAATAAGAAAAAGTATTGTTGCTTTTGGTCGTCTATTCTCTGATATTAGAATTCAAAGAGCAAATAATGATGGCCAAGTCGAACAAACAATACAAGTGCCATTAGCATATGCTCCAAAAGAAAAATGGTTAGTAAGAGTAGATGGAGATCCATCTCTAAATAACTATACATATGTTTCATTACCAAGAATGAGTTTTGAAATTGTAAGTTATGCTTATGACCCAACAAGAAAAACAAATAAACTCAATAAGATTACATGTGAGAATTTAAATGGATCTAATAAGAAATCAGTATTTAGTCCTGCTCCATATAATATTGATATTAGTTTATATATTATTACAAAAACACAAGAAGATGGTATGCAAATCTTAGAACAGATCTTGCCAATATTCACACCTGAATATACATTGGCAGTTAATGCATTACCAGCTTTAGATATTGTACAAGATGTTCCTGTAATTTTACAATCTGTACAAGTAAACGACGAATATGATGGTGATTTTCAGACAAGGCGGTTTGTGACTCATACACTGAATTTTCAGTTAAAGACAAACGTTTATGGTTATGTTAATGAACAAGGTGTTATTACAACAGTTAATGCTAATCTTTCAGAACCTATAAACACAAAATATACAGCTACCTCGCCTTCTCCTGATGATCCTGTCACAGAGAACTGGGAAGCTCAATTTTAATGGCACAAGTTTATTTAGGTAATCCTAATTTAAAAGCAGCAGGAGTTACGGTACCATTTACAGAAGATGATGTTATAGAACTTCGTAAATGCCGTAAAGATCCTATCTATTTTATTGACAACTACTGTAAGATTATTACACTAGACCATGGTCTACAACCATTTAAATTATATGAGTGTCAACGTGAAAAGGTTAAAATAATACATGAAAATCGTAAAGTCATTCTTATGGAAGGTCGGCAGCAAGGTAAAACTACCACAAGTGCTGCGTACATTCTATGGTACACTATATTTCAAGATTCGAAAACGGTCGCCATACTGGCAAACAAAGCAACCGCCGCGAGGGAAGTACTTAACAGATACCAATTAATGTATGAGCATTTGCCGAAATGGATGCAACAAGGTGTTATTACTTGGAATAAAGGTGATGTTGAATTAGAAAATAATAGTGTGGTCTTTACTGCCGCAACATCAAGTTCTGGTATTCGAGGTAAATCTGTTAACTTATTATATGTTGATGAGACCGCAATTATACCTAATAATGTTGCCGAAGACTTTTTTACTTCAGTGTATCCTACAATTTCTGCCGGTACAACAACAAAGATCTTATTATCTTCTACACCATTAGGATATAATCATTTTTGGAAGTTCTGGAATGATGCAGAACAGGGTAATAATGACTTTGTACCGTTGTTTATACCATATTGGAAGATTCCAGGACGAGATGAAAAGTGGGCAGAAGAGCAAAAAAGACAGCTCGGTGAGTTAAAATTTAACCAAGAGGTACTATGTACATTCTTAGGATCTAGCTTAACATTAATACGAGCAGATGTTATTGCAAAGCTAAATCCTACAAATAATAAATATAGTAAAGATGGTTTAGATATATTTAATAAACCTGAAAAAGATCACAGATATGTTATTATTGCTGATACCGCAAAAGGTATTGGTGCTGATTATTCTGCGTTTAATATAATAGACATTACAGAAGTACCATATAAACAAGTAGGAAAATATAGAGATAATAAAATAAGTCCTTTACTCTATCCTAATGTAATACATAAATTAGCAACAGAATATAATGAAGCATACGTATTAATAGAAGTAAATTCAAGTGAACAAGTAGCATCAATACTCTACTCAGAACTTGAATACGAGAATATACTTTTTGTCAATAGAGGTTCTAATGGACAAGTTGTTTCTGGCGGATTTGGTGGAGGCAAAGCACAATTAGGAGTTGTTACTGACAAAAGGGTTAAACGAATTGGTTGTACCAATTTGAAGTCAATGGTTGAAGAGAATAAGTTAATTATTCAGGATGTTGATACTATTGCAGAGTTATCAACCTTTATTGAAAAGCGTGGTTCATTTGCTGCAGATGAAGGTTATCACGATGATTTAGTTATGACTTTAGTATTATTTAGTTGGTTGACTTCCAACCCATATTTTAAAGACTTAAATGATGTTAATATGAGACAATCGATGTATGAATCTCATATACAGCAAATAGAAGATGAGCTAACACCATTTGGTTTTTATGATGATGGTCAGGAAGATGATCGAGAACGTGTATTGGCGAATTTTTGAATATTATAAACATATAAATATACGATATAGAGGAAACTCTAATCATACATTAATTAAGGAGAAACATAATGGCGTTTCAATTATCTCCGGGAGTATTGGTAACAGAACAGGACTTAACTAATATAGTTCCTGCTGTTTCTACATCTGCTGGTGCTTTTGCTGGTGTATTTGTTTGGGGCCCAGTTGAAGAACCAGTAACAGTTACATCTGAGAATGTACTTGTAGAAAGATTTGGTGCACCAACTACTGGTAACAGTCAATCGTTCTTTACAGCCGCAAACTTCCTATCATACACAAATAACTTATTAGTATCACGAGTAGATACTAATTCACTTAATGCTGTTGCAGAACAATCAGGTTCTATTACAGCAATTACAATAGATAATCCTGGTGATTCATATACAACTGCTCCGACAGTTACTATTTCTGCACCAGATATAGACGGTGGTATACAAGCCACTGCAGTTGCTACTATTGATGAACAAACAGGACAAGTTACAGCTATTACAGTAACTAATGCTGGTTATGGTTATACAAGTGATGACCAAGGTGTTCCAGATACAGCTGAAGTAACTTTATCTGCTTCTTCAGGTACAACTGCTACAGCAACATTTACTTTAACAACTACTGGTTTTAAAATTAAAAACTTTGATGACTACAATAACTACTATGTAAATGGTGGTGGTGTTGTTGGACCATGGGCTGCTAAATATCCAGGTTCATTAGGTAACTCACTTAAAGTTTCTATGGCTGACTATACAACATTTAATGGTTGGGCATATAAAGACGAATTTGATAGTCAACCACAAACATCAGAATATGCTGCTGGTAAAAACTGCCAAGGCGATGAAATGCATATTGTTGTTGTTGATGAAAAAGGTTTAATTACTGGCACTCCAGGAAACATCTTAGAAAAATTTGCATTTGTTTCTAAAGCTGCTGATGCAAAAGCTGCTGATGGTACAAACAGATACTATAAAACAGTTATGAATTCTAGTTCACGTTATATTTGGTGGATGGATCATACAACACAGGTAGCTGCTACAAGTACTGTAAACGGATCAACTATTTCTGATACATCATTATTACTTAATATTGGTTCTGAAGTAGAAGCTGGTAAAGGCTTTAAAGATTTAGCATCTGCGCAAACAATTACTCTTTCAGGTGGTACTTTAAATATTGAAGCAACTGAAGGTCAAATTCAAACTGCATTTGCTCCATTTGCTAATACAGACTTATATGATATTTCATTAGTATTAGCTGGTAGAGCACCACATGAAACTGCAGATTACCTAATTAGTAATATTGCTGAAGTGAGAAAAGACTGTGTAGTCTTCTTATCACCGATCAATATAACTTCAGGTGATATTATTATTGGTAATGGCTCTGATGCAATTAATCAACTTATTGCATATAGAAACGAATTACCATCATCTTCATACGCTGTTATGGATTCTGGTTATAAGTATCAATATGATAGATATAATGATACATACCGTTGGGTTCCATTAAATGGTGATGTTGCTGGTTTATGTGCTAGAACAGATTATACAAACGATGCATGGTGGTCACCAGGTGGTTTAAACCGCGGTCAAATTAAGAACGTAGTTAAACTTGCTGTTAACCCAGGCAAAACTGAAAGAGATAACATGTATAAAAGTGGTATCAACCCAGTGGTTACATTCCCTGGTGAAGGTACAGTTCTCTTCGGTGATAAAACATTGCTTGCTAAACCAAGTGCATTTGATAGAATTAACGTTCGTAGATTGTTCATCGTTCTTGAAAAAGCTATTGCAATTGCTGCTCGCTATCAGTTATTTGAATTTAACGATTCATTTACAAGAGCACAGTTCAAGAACTTAGTTGAACCATTCTTACGAGATGTACAAGGTCGAAGAGGTATTGTTGACTTCAGAGTAAAATGTGATGATACAAACAATACTGGTGAAGTTATCGATCGTAACGAGTTTGTTGCCGATATCTTTATTAAACCTAATCGCTCAATCAACTTCATCTCACTCAACTTCATTGCTGCAAGAAGTGAAGTAAGTTTTGAAGAAATTGGTGCGTAACATATAAATAATAAAGAATAATAAAGGAAATCAAAAATGGCAAATTTAAGTGATTTTAAAGCTCAGATGATTGGAGGCGGCGCTCGTGCCAATCAGTTCAGAGTGGATCTATCCTTTCCTAACTTTGTTACTGCCGGCACTTTGGTTGGAATTAATGCGCAATTCATGTGTAAAGCTGCGCAATTACCGCAATCAACTATAGACAATACACCTGTATTCTATAGAGGCCGTCAAGTTAACTTTGCTGGTGAAAGAACATTTGCACCATGGACTGTGTCTGTGTATAATGATACTACATTCGCAGTACGTAATGCTTTAGAGCGTTGGTCAGATGGTATTATGAACCACACTGCAACAAATGGTCGAACAAACCCTGGCGATTATCAAGTTGACTTATTAGTAACTCAATTAGATAGAAATGGAGCTGCAATTAAATCGTATACATTCAGAGACGCATATCCAACTGTAATTAGTCCAATTCAGTTAGATTATGAAACAAATAACGTCATTGAAATGTTTGATGTTGAATGGACATATAACTACTGGACATCTAATACAACCGGAGCTGGCTCTGGATTTGGTGTTAACGTAGCTGTGGATACACCTATCGGTACATTCCCACTACCATTCTAGTAGTGTTTTTATTATAAAGGTATATTATGGATATATTCGGCTTTGAGATAAAGAGGAAAAAAGATCAGCAACCTAAAGGGGCCGTAGTAGCCCCTGCGGTTGATGATGGTTCTACCCTTATAGCATCTAATACGGCTGCCTATTATGGCGCTACGTTAGATTTAGAAGGTACCATTAAGACTGAGAATGACCTCATACGAAGATATAGACAGATTGCTCAATATTCTGATTGCGATGGTGCAATCGAAGATATTGTCAATGAAGCAATTACTGCAAATAGTGATGAATCACCTATTGATATTGTATTAGATGATGTAGAATTATCTGAAGGTATTAAAAATAAAATACGCGATGAGTTTGAAAATGTATTAAAACTCTATCGTTTTGGCTCTAAAGGCCATGACATGTTTAGATCATGGTATGTAGACGGAAGACTCTACTATCATGTATTACTAGACAATAATAATCCTAAAAAAGGGATTGCAGAAGTAAGATATATTGATCCACGTAAAATACGTAAGATCAAAAATGTTACAAAGAAAAAGAATGATAAAGGTGTAGAAGTTGTTGTAAATGTAGAAGAATACTATGTTTACCATGACAAAGGAATCAATGAGAATACAACACAAGGTGTTAAGCTCAGTTTAGATTCTGTTGTATATGCACCATCTGGTTTAGTAGACGCTAACACAACAATGATGTTAGGTCATTTGCATAAAGCAATTAAACCGGTTAACCAATTAAAGATGATCGAAGATGCATTAGTCATCTATCGAGTTTCTCGTGCACCTGAAAGACGAGTATTTTACGTTGATGTAGGTAACCTTCCTAAAATGAAGGCAGAACAATACGTTAACGATATTATGAACAAGTTTAGAAATAAAATTGTTTATGATGCAACAACCGGTGAAATACGAGATGATAAAAAACATCTTAGCATGATGGAAGATTTTTGGATGCCTCGTAGAGAAGGTGGTAAAGGTACAGAAATTACTACACTACCAGGCGGACAAGGTTTAGGAGATATTGCTGATATTAATTATTTCCAAACCAAGTTGTATCAAGCATTGAATGTACCTGTATCAAGACTACAACCTTCACAAGGATTTAGTTTAGGTCGTTCAAGTGAGATTACACGAGACGAGATTAAGTTTAATAAATTTATAGAGAGATTAAGAAAACGATTCTCTGTATTATTTTCTGAAACTTTAAAGTTACAATTAGTACTTAAAGGTATTATTAATCTTGAAGATTGGAATGCTATTGAACAAGATGTTCGATTTGACTACCAAGAAGATAATAACTTTGCAGAGTTAAGAGATACAGATATTATGATGAATCGTTTGAATGTACTTCAACAATTAGATGCATATGTTGGTAAGTATTATTCACAAGAATATGTAAGAAGATTCATATTAAAACAATCTGATGAAGAGATTAAAGATATTGATAAACAGATTGATGATGAGAGGGAGATGATGCTTAAGGATGCTGAGTTCCAAGCCCAGCACGATGCAACAAGACGCGGTCAGACTCAAGATCAAGAAGATCAAGAAGATCAAGAGCAACCAGATGATAGTGAACAAGGAGAACAACAATGAGTGGTGTAAATGATATTATAGATGCAATACAAAGCGGCGATTCTGTTGCAATTGATACGGCATTTAATAAAGAAATGGCAGCAAGAGTTTCAGATCGTTTAGATACAATGAGACAAGACGTTGCACAAAATATGTTTAAATCTGCGGATGTAGAAGATCTATCAGCAGAAGATGATACAGAATTAGATTTAGATTCAGCAGATATTGTAGAGACAGAAGACGAATTAGATATAGAGGTTCAGGATACAGCAGATACTCCGGTAGAAGAACCTGCTCCTGACGTAGAAACTGACGAACAGGAAGTTTAATGTATTTTTCACAGTTTAGAAGAAAGTTATCAGGCGAGAAGATAACAGAACAGCTTCGTTGCTATGATCATCTTATACAAAAAGATGAAGATGGCACTGTGTTTATTGGTAGTGTAAAAACAAAGTTTACTGAGTTAGAAGAAGCTAGAAACTATATTAAGCAACAATACGAAACAGTAAAATTAGAAAAGCAAATTAAAACAGAGATATACGAAGAATTATCTGAAAATAAGATTGCAAATATTATACAAAAACATCATGATATTAAAATTACAGATACATTAATAGAATCATATATCAATTTAGCTTCTTCTAAACTTTTTACATTAGATCCAGTAGTTGAAGATATAAGAAAACTCAATAAGCTAGATATGCTTGTTGAAGGAAAAATAGATTATAAACTTGAAGATAATAGTACTGTTGCAATTAGTCATAGTACACATGAAAAATTAAAAGATTTATTTCAAGCTCATACAGACGTTGTTGAGCATATGAGACAAACAAAAGATACGTTTGTAAAAGTATTAAAACAGAT